TGTAGCAATACAAAAGTTAAACAGATCTATCAAAGGTGCTGGACCAGAAGCTCTGCCACCAAACGTCTTTAGTTTAGCTCCTGCAGGTCTAACAAGTGAAACATCCCATTTAGGTACTTCCCCTGCCCAGAGTAATGCTAGGACTTGTCTAAATGCTTTAGCCCAACCTTCTTTGCTATCTTTAACTATAATAGTTGTATCACTATCAAACATGGTTGGTACTTCTGGTAACTTAGATATGAACTGTCTCTCAACACTAAACCCGACACCTGTACCACACAGTAGTATAAACATTGCTTCATCAAAGCTCTTGGGGTCATCAACTGGTAGGTAGCTACAGTTATATCCTGCTGTGTTATCTCGCTCTAGTGCAGGACCTGCAGTCATCATAGCTCTCATGGATGGCATTACTTGTAAAGATATAATAGCATCATACAATTCTTTTTTAGTGTCTGTATCTATAGCATTGGCTGTACATATTTGATCTACATACCTAGTTACAGTCTCGTTCCAACTTTCTCTTCTCCCCTCTGCGTCTAACCACCTAGCGTAACGTGATTTGTGAATGAATGATTGGTAGTCCGTTGGTAGATAGTTACCGTCCATAGTCTTTCCCTTTTACTTTAATTTTTTCTATTCTTACATCGTCAATATCATGCAGCGCATTTGATATTACTTCTTCAACATCTCTCTCATGTTCATCTTCTACTAAGGATAGGATATTGCCTTCTTCGTCTACCTTCATTGCAAAAGATATATGGAAAGATTTATAACTCATCAGCACCCTTAATTTGGTTAATTCGCATCTCAGCGTATCGTATTACTTTGTTAAGATCTGTTATCTCACTCTCTTGTTCATCCATACCATCGTACATCTTATGCCCTGCACGACTAGCGTACTTGACTATGTTGCCCCTCCAGAACTCAAAGCCATTCACCATAGTATAGGTGATTGGTTCTATCTGCCATCTAGCATAGTGAGCTGGCTTACGTATTAATTCTTCCGTCATGCGCTTCCTTTCGTTTTAGATGTCGGGCCAAACTTTATAACTTGCCCTCCAGAAGTTTGTACTTCTACTTCCGGTAATCCATTAGCCTCTTCGTTTGCATCTTGTTCAAACATTTTTATCACTTCATCTCTTCTTTTTTCAACAACTTCCATAATGTTTGGATAGTCGTGTGCAACATCAAGGAAAGCACTTAGAAAGGTAGCGCATTTTATTAAGTCGCTAAGTATAGCATTATCTATATTACTTTCTGGTCCCATTGCTAATCCGGTAGAAATCAGGCCACTCCATTCGCCATCGGCAGTAAAATTTATAGGCCGTAGTATAAGAGCAACTTCATCGTCAGCTAATGTATAGCCCATTATATATCCTTTCTTTTTGTTTTTAACTTTATTACAGTAGCTGATGTACACCTACCTTTTTCTGTCAGCCAGTCCATAGGAATAACTCTATGCGCCCACTTGAAGTTATTCTTTTCACACCACCCTGAGTATCTAGTCTTAGAACCTTTATATAGTTTAGCTTGGGCGTTACTAAAGACAAAGCGTATATCTAGTTCAGGGTGTTGCTTCTGAATAGCTAAATGCTTACGCCTATCTTCATTATCGAACAATCCTTTAGCCTCACATATGATGCCATTGTCTAACTGAAAGTCAGGTGTGTAGGTACGATACCGAAGATCCTCCCATTGGACCTTCAGTAGTTCGTAACGTATTTCTTTTTGGTGATGCGTTAAGTAGTCAGCAAGTGTTTCTTCTAAGCCACTTCGATAGCGTCTAGAATTGTGTCTACGTTTACTATTATTCTTTTTTACCATCTGTAAGGAGAGCCTTTAATTCATCAATTTTAACTCTACCTATTGCGTTCACACATTGTAACATATGATTGACTACATTTGATGTAGTTGTATTAACTTTTAGAACTTCAATCAATTCCTTTTGTTCGTCAGTCATATTATCTGTGTCGTAGTCTGTGCCTTCGATTGTCATCTTTACCATTATGCTGCCTCATCTTTTTTATTGTTTAAGATCTCTGATGGATCATATTTTTTCATTAGTTTCCAGTATAAAAGAAGACTGTCGAACATGGCTAAGTGTCTTTCATGAGTTTCTTTGTCCCACTTATGCACGGCTATTAATTCAGGATCTTCTCTGTCAACAAATATTGAAACTCTTTCTGGTTCTTTAAAGTTACATCCTGCAGCGTAAGCCGATAATTGCATACCGTGATCATCAAACACTAGCTTAGATGCCTTCTTATCTTTTAACCCATCTTTAGTCTTAAAGTCAACAAAAATTCCTGATTTAGAATATAAATCTATCTTACCGCCATAACCAGAAGTAGAACAAAAAGAGTCTTCCGCAATCCATTCTTCCCCAGGAAAAGTTTCATCTAAATAATCTTTAATAACTTTATAAGCTTTTGTTTTTTTACCACCCATAAACCCTTGTTCAATTTGGGCGTGGATAATTGTGCCACGTTCCGCTGCATCCCTGCCTATCTTTTTAGAGTCTTGTTTACATCTATTAGTAAAGTCTTCTATAGATTCATTAGGGTCTTGTTCTAATGTTATGGCAGAGTTTAGTGCTTGATTAACTTTCCAGTTCTCTAGCGCAGGTTTTGCTGCCATTCCTATTACTGTTGTGACAGAGGGGACGTATCCCCACTGCCTCGCATCTCTTAGGGTGGTATTTCTTTCTTTACCATTTGCCCCAATAATAGTGTAAGTAGGCGAACCATCTTTGTCGTACCAATGGCCTGCCTCAGATAGTTGTTCCATTATACACCTGCGCCAGTAAACTCTTCAATCTCAACAAATTGTTCTGTAAGATCCGCATCCTCTTGACTAAGTTCTTGGACATTGTGTTCTTTCCACTTATCTAAGACATAAGTGTTAGACCAAATAATCCAATCTTGAAAGCTCTCAAATGTTTTATTGTCTTGATCTTCAAGGTCTACTTCACCCTTAACAGTGAATAGTATAGTAGCATACGTTTGTGGAACAGATTCTATTTTAGCCCCCAAAATAAAACTTCTCTTTAACAGCTTGGCTTCTATAGGAAGTTTACTGTCTTGTTTTACTAAGTCCAAGGCATCTCTCAGAGCATTAATACTATCCTTATTTTTTGTGTCTAGTATAAATGGTATCTGACCATCATAGCCTGTAACTTCATTACCATTCTCATCCAAAGCAAGACCATTAAAATTAACAGTGCCAAATATTATCTTAGTTCTTTTTACAGAACGCATCAAATCTTTAGTGGCCTGAGATAAAGCATCATACTCTTTTTTAGAATGGTATCCAGTTGGCCTTCCTATATTGAACGTTCCTTTGGAGTCTTTTAAATCTCCATAAAGGTTATTAGCCATTAAAGAACGGTCCATAACATTATTTACTGAGTCCCAGTGTGTCCATTGTTCTTTAAGAGAAAAGATCCGTATCTCTGGATTAAGACAGTAAACAAATTCATCATCTACCTTTAGTCTGTATGCACCGACTGGTAGCACCTCTGTCTTTCTAACTTTACCATCCGACTCGAAGTCGCCCATGATAGGTTTAGACATTATACTAAGCCTGGCTAAGTTAGATGCCCTTTTAGTGCCGTCATCATTAGAGGAAGATACCCCCATCATTTCGGCTAGTGCCTGTCCTGAGACACCCGATATTATAAGTTCTGAGTTCATAATTTACTTTCTATGTAATGTTTGAAAAGAATTATAGTTATACTATAAAACGTCTTCTGTGTCAAGCCAATTAGGGCCTATCTTAGCTTCTAAAAGCATGGGTACATTCATTTTTACATCATATGCCTCCTCTATTATTTGATCTAAATCTTCGTTTATCTTTGCTATAATTTGTATCACTGCTTCTCTTTCCTTAGGATGTACATCAATCACTGTAGAGTCATGCACAGTATTAACTAAGCACGACTTCAACGGCTCTAATCTTTTGTCCATCTCAAGAAGAACTAATGGCACAATGTCACCAGTAGCAAATCCTTGCACAGGATAGTTCTTTATCATAGTAAAATATGATGGCTGCCCATTCATTCGACGTTCAACATCAGGAAAAGCATACTGTCTACCGGAGGGTGTTGTTATCTTTCTGTGTCTAATTGCCTCCTCACCTAATGTTTTATGCCACTTAGCTATGCCTTGATACTTATCATTAAAATGTTTGTAGTATGCAGCTTCTGCCTTACTTCTACCAAACCCACTCGCCCCGAACAAGGGGGCAAATGTATGGCCTTTTGCTACCTGGCGTGTTGTATGCTGCCCTGCATCGGTTATAACTTTAGCTGTATAGCTATGAACATCAAACCCTGTATCTATCTCCTTCATAGCTACCTCATCCTGTGACAAATATGCAGCAACCCTAAATTCTAATTGTGCAAAGTCAGCCTCTAATATGTGACCACCCTTCCATCTGGATACAAAGACACGCTTCACTGGAAACGTACCCCCTCTAGGCATGTTCTGCATGTTAGGATTACGTCCTGAGAACCGCCCAGTAGCGGTAATATGTTGTGTCAAGGATACATGTAGAAAGCCATCCTCTTTTGTATAGTTACTTATGCCTTCAACAAATGATGA